GCCGGCCAGGCCGCGGACACCATCGTGTGGGAGAACATCATCAAAATGTTTGCCCGCATGCTGCCGGGCTCGCTCAACCGCGCGGTGTGGATTGTCAGCCCGGACACCTTCCCCGAGCTGGCCACCATGGCGCTGTCGGTCGGTACCGGCGGGTCGGCGGTGTGGCTCAACAACGGCGTTGCGGGTCCGCCCATGACCATCCTGGGCCGGCCGGTCATCGTGTCGGAGAAGGTGCCGTCCCTGGGCAACCAGGGTGACATCAGCTTCGTCGACTTCGGTCACTACCTGATCGGTGACCGCCAGGCGATGAGCGCGGACAGCTCGCCGCACTACAAGTTCGGCAACGACGTCACCGCGTACCGCATCATCTCGCGCGTCGACGGCCGGCCGTGGCTCAACAGCCCGATCACGCCGAAGAACAACGGCGCGACCCTCTCGCCGTTCGTCACGCTGGGCGAGCGCGCATAACACCGTCCACAGTGGAGCTTATTGGAGATGGGCTTCACTGTGGATCTGGGGACATGGTGTAAGAAGCACGCGCATCTAGGCTCGTGACTAGATCTAGCGCAGTGGGAGTGCAAGTCTCCCGGTCCCCACGCACAGCCCACCGTGGGCAATCAACCCCCCACGGGGGCCGATATCCAGGGTGGCAATCAACCCCCGCCCGGAGAGGCAGATATGGAAGCACTCGGAAGGCTCTTCGACATCTCGGTGGGCGCCGTACCCACCGACGCCGTTGGCGGTGCGATCACGGGAAACCGGGTCCACCTGAGCAAGGCCAGCGGCGTGACGATCGTGGTCGTCAGCTCGGCCGGCTCGACCGACCGGCTCGATGTCGACCTGCGCCAGCACACCGCCGCATCCGGCGGTACGAGCGCGGATCTCGACGTCATCGACCACTACTACACGAAGGCGGAGACCACGCTCGACGGTGACGAGACGTGGACGCGCACCACGCAGGCCGCGGCGAGCGAGATCACCGACGCCGACGGCGCCAGCGAACAGAGTCTGCTCGTGATCGAGGTCGACGCGGTGGAGCTGGCCGACGGCTACGAATGGGTTTCGTTGGACGTGCCTGACCTCGGTACCAATGGGTCCAAGTACGTGAGCGTGCTCTACATTCTGCGTGACCTGTACAATCCGCGCTCGGCTGTCAACCTGCCCAACCCGCAGGCGTAGGGGGGGCGGACATGAGCGTTCTCAACCCGTCCGCGGCCTACACCAAGTCGGCGTTCGGCGTCGTCGTCAGCAAGGCCTACACGCCACTGGTGGTGGAGACGAAGACCCTGTTCACCATCTCGGGCCTGTGTCTCATCACGTCGATGTTCGGCAAGGTGACCACGGCCATCACGGTGGCCAACACGGTGAAGCTTCAGGCCAACCCCACCACGGGGGCGACGAAGGATATCTTCGCCGCGACCGACCTGGGCACCACCGACACTCCGGCCGGATCGCTGATCGGCTTTCCCGGCCTGACCGGCGACACCCCGCTCTTCGGCGTGGGGGTGGCTCCGCTGTCGACCCGGCCGCTCGTGGTCGATGCCGGCACCATCGAGCAGGTGACCGCGACCGGTGCCGACGGCGGTATCACGTGGTACCTGACGTACGTGCCGATCGAAGACGGCGCCACGATCGTCGCGGCCTGAGCCATGGCGTTGTGGGTATGCGAGGAGTGCGGCTCGCTCTATTCGGTGGGCGCTGACCGGTGCCCGCAGTGCGGTAGCGGGTCGTACCACGAAGCGACAGAGGGAGATCAGATGCCGAAGATCAGCAAGGCCTACGGCCCGACGTACGAGGGCATCCTGGAACCGCGTCACGTCACGTACGAGGATGCGGAGCGCAAGGAAGCGGACAGCGACGAGCCGCGAGAGAGGACCGACGATGAGCGGGAGCTGACCGGCGACGGTACCGGCGAAGCGCTGCCGCCGGCCGACGACGAGCCGCGCGAGCCCGTCGCGCTGTACGAGTCCGGCCTGGCCGCCCCGGAGGACGCGCCGGCGGTCGAGCCCAAGTCGACCAGCAAGCGCGGCAAGAACACCGAGAAGTAGCAGTGGCCCTGGGGTTCACCACGGCGGCGGCGAACAGTGCCTTGACGGCGTTGTTCGCCGCCTACCCGTGGGTGAAGATGCACATCGGCGCGCCCGGCTCGGGCGGTACCGACTCACCCGCGATCGAGACGACACGCAAGCAGGTGGAAGTCTCGGTGGCCAGCGGGGCGGCAACCTCGAGTTCCCCCCTCGCCTGGGCCGCGGTTGCCGCGACGGAGACGTGGACGCACGTGTCGGGGTGGAGCGCGGAGACCGGCGGCTCGTGCGGCTGGACTGGCGAGATGGTCGCACCGGTGGCGGCGACGGCCGGGGACAATGTGACCGTGGCCAGCGGAGACTTCGACGCCGCCTTGTCCGTAGCGAGCTGATCTTCCGTGGGTATCTCGCTATTCACCACGCAGGAGCCGGTCCTCCCCAACGAAACGGACAACACGTACAACCTGGGTACTGAGCTGGAGTTCTCCCGCGACGTGTACGTGCTGGGGGGCCGGCGCTTCGCCGCGACGTCGGCACTGTCGACCACCCCGTACCAGCTGCTATGGACGGCCGACGGCGTGGAGCTGGCGCGCAAGGAGTACGGGGCGAACGTCACGGGCGCGTGGAATGTGGCGCTGTACGACACGCCCATACTCGTCGCCGCGGGCACCAAAGTGGTTAGCGCGTACGGGCCGGTCAACTGCTACGTGGCTACGGTGGATCTGTTCGTGGGCGGGCTGGTCAACGGGGTCATCACCGCCCCTGCCAACGGCTCGGGTGGAACGGTCAACGGCCGTTTCATCACCTCCGGAGCCGTCGCCTTCCCGAACGGGGACGGCGGGGACAACTGCTACTTCGCCGATGTGATCATCGGCGACGCGCTCACCGGCGCCATCAGCGTGGTGCTGGGCGGGCTGGATGTCGAGGTGCGCGCCACCGGCTCGGCGGCGGTCGTGGCCACGGCCGGGGGCGGCTGGCACTCGTTGCTCAATTACGTGAAGGAAGCTCGCGCCATCGCGGCGGAGGAATCCGGCCGGGCGGCGATCGCCTGCCCCAACGACGGAGAACCTCTACGGCAAGGGCCCGGCGGTGTGCTCTACTGTCCTTACGACGGCTGGCGACCGCAGTAGCAGGGCGGTCCGCTTGTTGGAAGGGGCGGCGGGCCCGGGGAAACTGAGGGTGTGGCCGCCGGTCGTCGACAACTGAATACCGCCTCTCCCGCTCGCGGCCGGACCGCGGCCGGCCAAGAATGCAAGGGCACAGGATGGGCATCGGGTACGCAACACGGGAGCAGGTGAAAACCGCCCTCGGCTCCACCGCTTCCGCCTACGACGACGCGGAAGTCGATGACGCTCTGCGGGGCGCCATGGCCGCTGTCGACGCGCTGTGCCATCGCGACCACCTGCACCCCGTCCTGGCCACCAAGTACTGGGACTGGCCGAACGATCAGGGCACCGCCTACTACCGACTCTGGCTCGGTAAGCACGGGCTGATCTCCGCGACGTCCCTGACGGCCGGCGGCACCGCCATCGCGAGCTATCAGCTCGGCCCGGCCAACTCGGGCCCACCGTACGACCGGGTGGAGATCGACCTGTCGACGTCCGGCGCGTTCGCCTCGAACGCCAGTACGCATCAGCGGGCGATCGCCCTGCTCGGCCTGTGGGGGTACACCGACGAGTCCCGCTCGGCCGGCGCCCTCGCCGAAGCGCTGGACGCTTCCGAGACGGATATCGACGTCACCTCCAGCCCCTTCGTGGGGGTCGGCTCACTCATCAAGGTCGACTCTGAGCGGATGCTCGTCACCGACCGGACGTTGACCGACACCACGGTCAATCTCGGCGGGAACCTCACGGCGAGCCTGGCCAACACCACCGTCCCCGTGTCGTCGGGCACCTCGTTCGCCAAGGGCGAAACGATCCTCATCGACTCCGAGCGGATGACGGTGCAGGCGATCGCCGGGAACAACCTGATCGTCAAGCGCGCCACCGACGGCACTGTGCTGGCCGCGCACACCAACGGGGCGGACATCTACGCCGCGCGCACGCTGACGGTGGAGCGCGGCGCGGCCGGCACCACGGCGGCGACGCACAGCACGGCCGCCGCGCTGACCGTGTGGCGAGCGCCGGCCCTGGCCCAGCAGCTCACCATCGCCGAGGCTGTGGTGGAGCGCCTACAGGCCGGCGCCGGCTACGCCCGGACCGCCGGCTCGGGTGACAACGAGCGGGAGAGCGCCGGCAAGGGGCTGATGGACCTGCGCAAGCGGGTGCAGGCTTCGCCGCTGTGCCGCAAGGGCCGGACGTGGGCCGTCTGATGGCCGACATTCAGCTCGACTTCAGGATGGCCGGCCCCCTGCTGGACGGGTTGGCGCCGCGCATCGTGGCCGAGTTCAGCGACGCGGCCCAGCGCGAGGTGGCCGCCGCCGCGCAGGCGGAAGTGCATCTCATCCTGGACCAGAACATCAAGCGGCCGACCCCCTACTACGAGACGCAGATTACGACCGAACGCCAGGTGGCGGACATGGTGACGCACGATCGCGGCGTGATCTACGGGCCCTGGCTCGAGGGGGTCAGCGAGCGCAACCGGCGTACCCGGTTCAAGGGCTACGCGGCGTTTCGTCGTTCGGCCCAGCGCACGCAGGTGCGCGTGCCCGAGCTGGTGGCCGTGGTCCACCGGCGGATGATGGCGCGGCTGGGGGGCGGGTCGGGATGAGCTTCGACGACGACTTGGGGACGGCGTTGGACCGGCTCACGTCGGCGGCCGCCGCGTCGGGCTGGTTCGAGGCTGTCAACGGTGCCGAGCCGAAGTCCGCGCCGAGTGTGCGCGGCCTGACGGCGGCGGTGTGGGCCGATCGGATGGCGGCGGTGGCGAAGACGTCGGGTCTGGCCGTTACGTCCGCCCTGGTGGTGTTCAGCCTGCGGGTCTACAGCTCGATGCTGCAAGAGCCTGCCGACGCCATCGATCCGAACATCGTCAAGGCGGCCGGCGCGCTGATGGCCGCCTACGCCGCCGACTTCGACCTGGGGACCACGGGGGCCGAAGTCGACCTGCTCGGTACCCACGGGCCGGCGCTGGGCGGGGCGGCCGGCTACCTGGAGATCGATAAGAAGATGTTCCGCGTGATGACCCTGTCCGTACCGGTGATGTTCTTCGACGCGTGGACACAGGCGAGGTGAGCAGATGACGAAGCAATCAGGGCTCGGTGACAATTTCTACCTGGGGTCGTACAACCTGTCCGGTGACGTGAACTCGCTGGGGCGTATCGGCGGTGGGCCGGCGGCGCTCGACCTGACGGGCATCGACAAGAGCGCGTACGAGCGGGTCGGCGGCCAGCGCGACGGCGGTATCGACTGGGTGTCGTACTTCAACAAGGCCACCGGCCAGGCGCACGCCGCACTGTCGACGCTCCCGCGGACCAGTCGGATCGCGAGCTACTTTCGCGGCACGACGCTGGGCAACCCGGCGGCGTCCCAGGTGTGCAAACAGATCAACTACGATCCGACGCGCGCGCAGGACGGGGCGTTGACAATCGCGGTGTCGACGCAGGCGACCGACTTCGGCTTGCAGTGGGGCAAGAGCCTGACGGCCGGCCTGCGCACCGACACGGCCGCCACCGACGGCACGGGGGTGGACTTCGGTACGGGAAGCACGGCGTTCGGGGCGCAGTTCTTCTTGCACGTCACCGAGTTCACTGGCACTGACGTGACCATCAAGGTTCAGTCCTCTTCGGACGATGGGGCCGGTGACGCTTTCGCGGACGTGACCGGGGGCGGCTTCACGCTCGTCGCGGGCGTGACGGAAGAACGTATCGCCACAGCCGGTGATGCGACCATCGAGCGGTACCTACGCGTGGTGACGAGCGGAACGTTCGACTCCGTTACGTTCGCCGTGGTGGCCGTTCGCAACGATACGGCGGTGGTGTTCTGATGAACGTGTTTCGTATTCCCCCGAAGCTGCCGGTGCAGGCGATGAAGACGTACCAGGTCTCATCGCCTCTCTCCACGCACACGCGCCCGGCCACGTGTGCGGAGGTCGAATGCCGTCCCCACACCCAGGGGTGGGCCACGGCGGTGGACGAGCGGACCGAGCTGGGCCAGCGCCAGGCGTACTACATCCGCAAGGAGTCGGGCCGCTCGTTCCGCGAGGAGCGCACCGAGAAGGGTTGGACGGCGTTCACCTTCCCGGCCGGCCAGCGCTGCTTCGACAGTGCCTCGCACCGTGTGCCGCTAGGCCGGCCGGAGTTCTACATCGTGCGCTCCGGCGACTGGCGGGGCTCGCCGCTCGGCCGCATCCGCCAGCACACGCGTCCAGAGCACTGGGTGGAAGACTTCGCACTGCACCAGCAGGGTATCGCAAAGATGGTTGAAAGGGGATAGGAAATGACCAAGGAAAGTGGACTCGGCTGGACTACGTTCAGCGTGGACGACTCGGGCGGTAACGTCCGGGCGATCAAAAACGACATCACCAACTTCGGGTTCGCCACCCCGCGCGGGGTTCAGGACGTGACCGGCATCGACAAGTCGGCGTACGAGCGGTTGCTGCTGCTGGCCGACTTCTCCGTCGACCCGACCGGCGTATTCAACGACGCGTCCGGCCTGAGCCACGACGTGTTCAAGACCGTCCCTTCGACCAGCGTGGCGCGTACGGTCACGCTGACCATCTCCGGGCAGACGCTCGCGGCGGAGGTGCTGTTCACCGACTACTCGCTCACGCGCGCCGCGTCGGGTGAGCTGACGTGGACGGCGCCGGGTGTGCTCGCGGACGGCGCGGTGCCCACGTGGGCGTAGCACCGATGCAGGGGTATCGCCGCAAGGCGTACCGCCTCACCTTCGAAGACGAGCAGTTCGAGGGACTGTACGTGCGGTGTCGGCCAGCGTCCATTGCCATGATGGAGCGGTTGATGGAGCTGGCTGACGCTGACGTCAAGAGGATGAGCGCGACCGACGCCCGCGACGTTCTCAGCGAGATCTGCGAAGCGTTCGGGCCAGCCATCATCGAGTGGAACTTCGAGGTCGAGACGGAGTCGGGCGAATACGAGGTGGCGCCGGTCGGTGCCGAAGGACTGCGTCTGGTCGATCCCGACATGCTCATCGCGATGGTGGAGGCGTATATGACGGCAGTCATGGGGGTCTCCGGCCCTTTGTCTCGGCCATCGAGAGATGGTGCGTCGTCGGTGGAGGGGTCGATTCCGATGGAACCGTTGTCGGAAAGCCGGGAGAGCTTGCTCGCGCCGAGCGAATCCTGAACCTCTGCAAGCTGTTTCACTGTCTGCCGAGTCAGCTTTTCGCTGAGGACGCAGAGCTGTATCGCATCATCGCCCTGGTCGAGCTAGGCGGAGGGGAGGGGGTAGGCCATGACGAGTCCCAATGGCAATGACATTGAGATCCGCGTCAAGGCGCGCGACGACACGAAGCCGGGCTTCGACTCGGTAGAGCGTCGCGCGGACCAGGCGGCCGGCGCCGTCGGTGACCGCTTCTCCCGCCTCAAGGGGCTCATGGCGGCCGGCGGGCTGGCCGCCGGCGCCGCGCTGATCGGCGGGGTGGTCGAAGGGCTGGACGCCGGAGCGGAAGCGGCGAAGACCGCGGCACAGACGGGCATGTCCGACCCCGACCAGGTGAAGATGCTGGGGGCGGTCGCGGGCAAGCTCTACACGTCCGCCTTCGCGGACTCGATCGCCGAAGGGCAGCAGGCGATCCGTTCGGTGCTGGGCGCCGGCTTCCTGTCCGAGGACGCTGGCGCTGAAGAGATTCAGCGGATGAGCGAGAAGGCGCTCACGCTGTCCAAGGTCTTTGATCAGGACTTGGGCAAGTCGACGACGGCTGTTGCGCAGTTGCTGCGTAACGGGTTGGCGAAGAACGCCGACGAGGCTTTCGACCTGATCACGCGCGGCATCCAGCAGGGTGCCGACAAGTCCGGCGATCTGCTCGACACCATCAACGAGTACAGCACGCAGTTCCGCGAGCTGGGCATCGACGGTCCGAAAGCCATGGGTCTGATCGGCCAGGCGCTCAAGGCCGGCGCGCGCGATAGCGATACTGTCGCGGACGCCATCAAGGAATTCGCCATCCGCAGCAAGGATGGTAGCGACTTGTCCCGCCAGGCGTTCACCGACCTGGGCTTGGACGCGGATAAGACGTTCGACATCTTCGCCCGCGGTGGCCCTAACGCCGACAAGGCGATGAAGACGGTCATCGATCGGCTGAAGGCGATGAAGAACCCGGTCGACCAGGACGCCACGGCCGTGGCCCTGTTCGGCACGAAGGCTGAAGACCTTCAGGATTCTCTCTACGCGCTCGACCCCACCACCGCCGTGATGGGGATGGGAAAGCTGGCGGGCGCGACGGACAAGGCCGGCAAGGCCATGTCCGACCATGCCAAGAATGACCTCGTGGTCATGTGGCGGGAGTGGAAGCAAAAGGTCGTCGACTACATCTCGTCGAACGTCATTCCCCGCCTACGCGACTTGGCCGTCTTCATCCAAGACAAGGTGGTCCCCGCCATCGCGGCGATGGTGCGGTGGATCAAAGAGAATTGGCATTGGCTTCAGCCGCTCATCGTTGCCGTGGTGACGTTCATGGGCGCACTCAAGGCGGCGACAGTCATCACCGGCGCGTTCTCGTCAGGCTTCGACATCCTGAACAAGGTCATCGGGATGAACCCGATCGTGCGCGTAGTCGCCGCCATCACCGCCCTGGTGGCCTGGTTCGTCACCGCGTACCAGACGAGCGAAACGTTCCGCAATAAGGTCAACGCCGCAGTCGGCAAAGTCCGGGATATCTTCGTCGGTGCCGTCGACTTCATCAAAAAGGCGTGGGCGGCGATTGAGAAGTTCTTCACGGAGACCATCCCCGGCTGGATCAAGAAGGGGTGGAACTTCATCTACAACGCTGTCATCGGCCCATGGGTGGCGGCATACAAGAAGATCCGACAGATGGCCTTGGAGGCGATCGGTGGCCTGATCTCCGCCGAAGACCGCGTGAAGCTACAGGCCGGCATGTCCAATATGGACATCGCAGACCCTGGCCAGAACACGTCCAGCTACAAGAGCAAACCCCGCGCGCCGGGGTCGGCACACGGCGGTATCGCGTCCGGCCTGCGCCGGCTGCACGAGCGCGGGGACGAGTTGCTGAAGCTGCCGAGCGGTACCACGGTGCTGACGGCCGAGCAGTCGCGCTCCCTCATGGCGGGAGGCGGAAGCGGCCAGCGGGGTGGTCACCTGACCCTCGTGGTGGAGGTGCCCCCGGGCCCGGACCAGGACATCATGAGCGCGCTCGTGCGCGGGCTGTCATGGAAGGTGCGCACCGAGGCCGGCGGCGACGTCAACGTACTGCTGGCGGCGGCCTGATGGGCTTCCCGACGACACCGACCGATCTTGTTACGCAGCTGCTCATCGACGGCGTGTGGACGTCGGTCACCGGCCGCGGGGAGCCGCAGTACAACATCACGCGCGGGCGTGGCGATGAGCGCTCCCGGGCGGCGTCCGGCCTGCCCATCGTGCTGTCGGACTCGGACCTGACCAATCGCAACCCGGCCAGCCCCTACTACGGCAAGCTCCCGCGCAACACCAGGGTTCGCATCATCTCCGGGCCAGTCGAGTCGCACATCCGCACCTGGGGCCCGCGGTCGTCGAGCTTCGCCTTCACCGCCGATCACGCCTCCCTCGACATCACCGGCGACATCGACCTACGGGTCGAGTGCGCGCCAGAGTACAACGCCGCGCCGCGCGTACTGATGAGCAAGTGGGAATCGTTCAGCGACGAGCGCTCGTGGGCGTTGCTGCTCAACCCGGACGGTACGGTGATGCTGGCGTGGACGACGGCCGGCACGACGGCCACGATACTGACGGCCACCTCTACCGCCCCCGTCCCCGCGGCATACCGCCAGTCGATCCGGGCGACACTGGACGCCAACAACGGCGCGGCCGGCCACACGGTCACCTTCTACACCGCTACGCGCCTGGGGGGCGCCTACACGCAGTTGGGCGATCCTGTCGTCACGGCCGGCACGACGTCCATCTACTCGTCCGCCGCCTTCGTCTACATTGGATTCTCCAACGGCGGGACGGACGATCACGGCTGGGCGGACGGCGCCGGCAAGTTCTACGCCGCGCAGATCCGCTCGTCCATCGGCGGCACCGTCGTGGCCAACCCCGCTTTCACGGCGTGGGCGCTGACGGACACCACCGTGGCCGACTCGGCCGGGCGGAGCTGGACGGTGGGCCCGGTCGGCGGCACGGGGATGGCCGAGGTCTCCAGCGACAACATCCGCTTCAGCGGCGAGATCCCGAGCTGGAAGCCGCGATGGACCCGCGGTGGCCGAGACGTCGCCATCCACGTGGAGGCTGCGGGAATCCTGCGCCGGCTGGCCGGCGGCACGAGCCGGGCGCTCGTGTCGGCCATGCGGCGCGCGGTCCGGGCGGACAGCATGGCCGACTACGTGGTCGCGTACTGGCCGCTGGAAGACGGGTCGGACACCACCCGGCCGGGCTCGGGCATCGACGGTGGCGCGGCCATGACGATGACGCCAGGCGTCACCATGTCCAGCAACTCGACGAGCTTCCCCGGTTCTCGCGCCCTGCCGGTCACCACGGCGGGCGAACTGCGGGGCGGGGTGAACGCCTACGACTTCGATGGCGAGATCGCGGTGCACATGCTGTTGCATGTGCCGGCGGCCGGCCTGACCGACACCGCCGTGCTCGCGGACTGGTATTGCGACGCCGGGGGCGTGCGTCGCATGGCGATCCGCTACCGCTCCGGCGGGCAGCTCTCGCTGCACATCTACGACGCGACCGACACCGAGCTGGCCACCTCCGGCGCTCTCGCCTTCGACGTGCGCAACCGCGCGGTCCTGTTGTCGGTCACCCTGGCCCAGGACGGCACGGGAGTCGACTGGGGCGTGCAGACCACCCGGGCGGCCAGCGACGGCACCCTGACGGAGACGCTCTTCAGCGGCACCTTCACGTCGCAGACCCTCACCCGGGTACACCTGGTCATCGCTGGCCACGGCGGGCTGCTGGTCGACACGGTGGTTGGGCATCTCGTCGTGGCCAACTCGGTGGCCGCGCTCAACGACTTGCCTTCGGCGATGAGCGGCTGGGCGGGCGAGACCGCCGGCGCACGCATCGAACGCCTGTGCGAAGAAGAGGGGGTGGACCTGATCAACGTCGGGGACCTGAGCGACACCGCCCCGATGGGCCCGCAGGGCGAAGGCAAGCTGATCGACCTGCTGGTGGCCGCTGAGCTGGCCGACGGTGGGATCCTCCACGAACCGCGCGCGGCGTTCGGCGTGGCGTACCGCACGCGGATCAGCCTCTACAACCAGCCCGGGTTGCGGCTCGACTATGAGCAGCACATCTCCGAGCCGTTCGATCCGAACGACGATGATCAGCCACTACGCAATCTGATCATCGCGTCCCGCCCGGACGGTGGTTCGTACACCGCCGAGCAGCTGACCGGCCCGCTCAGTACCGCCCAGCCGCCGGCGGGGGCGGGCGTATACGAGTACCCGCAGACGGTCAACGTCGCCACCGATGAGCAGCTGCCGGGGGTGGCGGGGTGGTGGCTCCACGAGGGCACCTGGGACGAGTACCGCTGGCCGTCCATCGGGATCGAGCGCGCACGCGCGGTGTTCACCTCGGACAGCGAGTTGACCGCGGACCTGCACGCGCTCGACGTCGGGGACCTGGTCACCGTCGCCAACCCGCCGGCCTGGCTCCCGCCCGACACCATCAGCGCGGTGGTCCAGGGGGTGCGCGAGACGCTGGGCAACAAGTCCAGCGGCGGCCTGTGGTGGAATGCCTCGCCGGGCGGCATCTGGACGGTGGGTCAGCTCGACCTTGCGGCGCGCTCGCGGCTGGACACCGCCGGCAGCGTACTCGCTGAAGCGATCACCTCGGCTGATACCAGCTTCGACGTGGCAACCACGTCCGGGCCGCTATGGGTCACCGACACGGCACAGTTCGACGAGCCGATGCTGATCCGACGCGGCGGCGAGGTGATGAGCGTGACGGCCATCGCCGAGAGTCTGATCACCTTCGGCGGGGTCGGCACGGTCGCGCACGGGGTGAACGCGAGCGTGTCCCCGGCCATCCCGGCGGGGGCGGGGGTCGGCAACCTGATGGTCCTGCTCGCGGCCATCCGCAACAGCGGAGCCGGAGTGCCCACCACGCCCACCGACTGGACGCGGCTCGACGTCTTCCCGTCGACATCCAACGTGCAGCTCTTCGCGAAGATCCACGACGGCAGCGAAGCCGCCCCGTCGGTGGCGTTCACCGGCGGCGTGGCCAACGCCGACACCACCGCGCAGATCATCTACCTGCCGGGCAAGTGGTACAGCGCGGCCAACTGCTTCCACGGATTCGCGGCCACCATCAACGGGTCCGCGCAGGACATCACCTACCCCCCGCTGCGGGTGGAGCAGCGCAACTCGCTGATCCTCTACGTCGGCTGGAAGCAAGACGACTGGACATCGGTGGCCAGCCCGGGGACGGAGATCTCCGAGCCGGACACCACCACCGGCGACGATCAGGGCATCGTCTGGGCGTACCAGATACAGACCGATGCGGCGAACATCTCGGCCGGCACGTTCGCGGTGACCGGTGGCGCGAGCGCTATCTCCCGCGCGGCCGTGGTGGCGCTACGGTGTGACGCGCAGACAGTCACCGCCGACCGGGGGTACAACGGCTTCGCCGCGGCGGCCAGCGCCGGGGACAGCTTCCAACTGGCGTACCCGCTACGCCTGGCCAGGTAAGGGGGAGGGATGACGTCGTTTCTGAGCGGACAGATCTTGACGGCGGACGATCTGAACGATGCGTTCGCTTCCGTCGAGACGCTGAAGGCGCGCAAGACCGGCAACGAAACTGTCAACAACTCGACGACGTACCAGGACGATAACCATCTTCTCCTGACACCGAGCATCAACACCACATATACAGGGCACCTGCACCTGATCTACTCAGCCACCAACACGATCGACTTCAAGGGAAGGTTCACCTACCCCTCCGGCGCCACGGTGTCGGCGGGGTGGCTCGCGCCGGAGTCGGGCACCAACCAGTCGGACTTCGAAGGCGACGTACGTTTCGGGTCGATCCTGGCCATGGCCAGCCCCTTGTCCGACATGGTGTTCGGCACGCACAACACCGGCGGCGGGACGGCCGCACCGGTGACGGCTGAGATTTGGTTCGATCTGGCCATGGGTAGCACCGCCGGTCAGCTTGTTTTCCAGTGGGCCCAGAACGCCGCCGTGGCCACCGATCTGATTCTGTACGCTGGTTCGTACATAGAGATGAAGAGGGAGGCTTAGATGGTCGCCCAATCGGAGTACCCGTCTTCGCCCGGTCCGGTCGCCCGCAACAACGCGCAGGAGCGCGGCTGGGGTACGGGGTGGCCGGACTGCCAGGCAAGCAAGATGACAGTGGTTGAGCTGGTCGGCGGGGCGCGCGTCAGCGTACGTCACGAGATCGCGGTGTTGGTGCGATCCCTGCTCAACTACTGCTCCACAGTGGACAACTACGTGATCCGCCGTGAGGACACGGGCGGATTCAACTGCCGCGCCATCGCCGGTACGACCTACCCCAGCAACCACTCGTGGGGGCTGGCCGTGGACGTGAACTGGCGGGACAACCCGATGTCGTCCACCACCTGGAAATCCACCATCCCACCTCGGATGGTCAGCGTCCTCTGGGCGTTCGGATTTTTCTGGGGCGGATGGTACGGCGGGACGAAAGATCCGATGCACTTCGAATTCGTGCGTCGGCCACAAGACGTGCCGGCCCTGGCGGCCAAGGCACTGCAATTATGGGAGGCGGTAAAAGCTGTGACACCACAAGAGGTACAGCAAATCGCGGACGCAGTCTGGGCACGCGTCATCAGCTCGGACAATCTCGGCGTGACGTCGGGGGCGGACTGGTGGATCAAGCGCGGCGAGATCGCGGCGCGCGGGGTCGGCACGGTCATCGAAAAGGTCGACGCGCTCGCCGGCCAGATCCAGGCGCCCGCTCCCGTCGAGGTCGACTATGCCCAGCTGGCCGCGGCGATGAAGCCCGTCGTGCAGGCCGCGGTGGCCGAGGTGCTGGCGCGCACCGACGTCGAGATCGTCGTCAATCAGCCGTCCCCGTAGGATAGTTTTTTATGTTCGCTGACGTCCTCGCCGCCCTGTACGCCTACGCCGAAGCTGACCCCGTGGGCGGGTTGTCCGCGCTGGCACGGGAGGGCGGGCCTTGGGTTTTCGTCACGGTGGTGGTCGTCAGCTTGCAGTGGTACTGGTCCCGGCAGTCCATCGCTCGGGCAGACCAGCGCGCGGCTGAGTGGAAGGCCGTAGCGGACACGCACGCGGGTGCGGTGCTGACCGCACTGGGCGAGCTGAAGTCGGCTACGGCTCTTCTGCGTTCCATCGAGCAGGAAGCTAAGCTGCGCCGGGGGGAAGACCGGGAAGGCGCTGACTGATGGGCTGGTGGAAGTTCTGGCGCAAACGCGAACGAGTCGAGCCACCCGGCGATCGCCTTGAGCAGGCGGAGCGGGCTACCGTGGAGATCGACCGCACGGCCGCCGAGTTGCGCAGGCGCGTCCGCCAGATGAACCACCTGGGGCCCCTGATTGCCGACGCGCTCCGGGCGCCCCCCCGGCCCGAGAGGTAGGCGCTATGGTCCGCCTGGTGGTCACCATCGAGATCGCCGCCGCGGCGGCCGGACTGGTGGCGTTCGTCGTGATGTACGCCCGGCGGGACTGGCGCGGCACCCGCGAAGGCCGGCACGTCATGTTCTTCACGGCCGCGCTAGCGCTGCTTCTGATCATGTGGTTGGCGAGCCGGCTTACGATCGTCCTGGGCTGGCTGCCGGACGGCTTGCCCCAATGGGCGTGGGCGGTCGCCCTGGCCGGCCTGCCGGTGGCCGCGTGGTGGCGCGTCGCCCTCCTGTGGCGCCGGCAGCACGAGAAGGCGCACAGCGATTAGGTAGAGTCTGCGGAGTCGGTCGTGACGTGGGCCGCCACCCCCACCACCCCCTCGGCCCTTCCCCGCCGACACACGCAAGGGGCGTAGCGAATTCGCTACGCCCCTTGCCCTATGCGGAACCGCTATCGACGGCCGCCCAGCGCGCGGCGGATGAAGCCGCCCCGGCGCTCGTCGTGATCCCCCTGCCCCTGCCCCACCGAGGCTTGCGCCAGCCGGCGGCCGAGCGGGCCGGACTGGAGGTGCGCCGGAGGTGGGGTGGCGCGGGGGTGCGTCTCGGCCGTGGTGGCCGCGATGCGGTCGCTGGTGGTGGCCACGATCAGACCCCCGCGGCCCAGCCGGCTTGCGGCTGGGGCTGCTGCTGGGCCTGCATCTGCTGCTGCTGGTAAGCCAGGAAGGCCGCGTACTGCGGGTCCATCGCCGGCTGCTGCGGCATCTGCTGCGGGGCCGGCGGGGCGTACGTCGCCCCGGGGTCCGGGCTGCCGATGTAGGCCTGCGCGTAGCCCTGCGGCGGCTGAGCCACCTGGGGCATGGGCGCCTGCATCGCCGGCTGCGTCGCCGGCTGCTGGCCGGCGAGGGGGGTCGGCGGCCTGTCCAGCTGCTGGCCGGTGGCGGTGCGGGTCAGGTAGTCCGAGGCCAGCGCCATGTCCTGGTCGCTGGGCGCGTCGAGCAGCCACGCCCGCTCACCCTTGGCCAGGCGCCCCAGGACCATCCCCGGGCGGCCGGCCTGCACCTCGGCCAGCGCGGCCGAGCAGGCCTTGACGACGGCCGTCGAGTTGATCCACACGTTGTTGTACCGGCACGGCGCGTAGCCCACCTTGTCGTGCGGCCTGGCCGGGTTGCCGTTGCCGCCGTCCGACCCGCCGAACTGGTACGGGTCGCCGCTCAGCACCACCATGTCGGCGGTCAGTTTGTCGAGCTTCGTGCCGGGCGAGAACCCCGGCGCGTCCTTCTCCAGCGACTTCGGGTAGATCAGGATCAGCCGACCGATGCCCAGGTCTTTGATGCGCGGCGACTGGCCGGCGCCCTCGCCCTCGGCGCGACGCTGCGGCGGCTGGAGACCGGCGAGCGGGTTGGCCGGTGGCGGCGCGAGCTGCTGGGCGGGCTGGGCCCAACCCTGCGGGGCCGGCTGGGCGTACTGCGGCTGCTGGGGCGGCTGGCCCCAGCCCTGCGGGGGCTGCTGCGGCTGCTGGGGGTAGGCGTATGCCTGGTTGGGCTGCATGGTGCTCCGTTCAATCTGGGTGCTGGGTGTTCAGGTTGCGCGCCCCCGGCCCGGCTCGAACGGGCTGACTACTGGCCAGTCTTTCTCGGCCTACCCGAAGTGCGGGAGCGACACTTACAGCTTACACTGTAGGTGCGGTGTGCGTCAAGCGCAGTTCTGTGTGGACCAGCAGAGGTACCGCCAACCCGTTACCGCGGACCACGTGTTCTGGCCGGTCGGATGCTTGGCCACGAACACCTCATAGACCGGGTAGGCTGGCGTCCAGCCCGCGGTGATCACGCCGATGCCGCAGGACGTCACCCCGCCGTAGTAGACCGTGGCGCCCTGGTTGATCTGGAAAAAGATCGACACGCACTGGCCGTCAGAGGCGAAGTCCCCGGTCCGCACCGCGGACTGCCCGACGCCCGGGTTGCCGCAGATCTTGCCGGCGGCCGAGTCGTTCGGACCGATGTACTTCCAGGGCCCCCACGAGATGCCGTTGGGAGTGCAGTCCACCACGCCGACGGCGGCGGCGACCCGGGGGCGGCCGGCCTGCGCGTCGGCGGGGGCGGCGGCCAGGCCGACGATGAGCATCAGCGCGACCGCGATGGCCGGGAAGATGTGCTTACGGAACCGCATGGATTCCCCTCTCTGTTTTGATTGCGTGCGCGGACGGGATTCGAACCCGTATCTCCCCCTCAGGTTCGGAGCGACTCTCCCATTTGAGCTACCACGCTGACCGCGTTCCCGCGCGGCCCTCGACTGCTGCCCATTCCGCTCTCGCGCCCAGCGCGGGAACGCCGGGTACCGTGCGCAACTTACAGGCCAGTCGAACCGTGCCCCCGCGAGGACTTGAACCTCGCTCGTCCCAGGCGGCGAACCGGGGGACTATCCTAGGCAGTGCACTGCCGGGGGCGTGTCGCGCGCGCCGTTGGTGCGACCCATCGTGGCGCGCGCGTAGTGCTCAGCGTTCGCTCTGCTCGCTCTCGTCGCGCGGCTCGTCGGCACCTTCGGACTCCTGCGCCGTCTCCTGCTCGACCTTCAGTGCCTCCAGATCCGGCTCGGCGTGCGGGTTGACCGCGCGCTCTGCCCGGTAGCTCTCGTGGACGGGAAGGTCGGTCTTGTCCTGCTCGCTCATGTGCTTCCCTTCGTTGAGCGGTTCTTGTAACTGTAACTGTACTGCACTTACCCTGCCTTTGTCAAATCGACGAAGACGTCGGTGTTGCCAGACTCGACGACAGGGCAAGATGATCGTACCGGACACGCCTTGCAGAGGTTGGACGGACGGGCGGGGTAGATGCCGGCCCGGTCCGCCCGGTCAAGCTGGCGGTAGCGATACGCGAGAGCGTAGGCCGCGCCGGGGTTGAACTCCTTGCTCAGGATGTGCTCACCATTGCGCGCGTGCCAGTAGCGCGACCACACCGACTTGACCGACACGCCGAAAGCGTCGGCATTGAGGATCGCCCACTCGGCATACGTGTCGAGTTGGATGCGGTCCTGCGGCCAGCGCGCGCCGGTCTTGTCGTCTTCGATGATGAGTTGCTTCGTCTCCGGGTAGTACATGATCCGGTCGATGTAGCCCTTCACGTCCACGCCGTCGATGTTGATACTGATCTCGATCTCCAGGGCCGGCGCTCCGTCCACCGTGGCCAGCACGCATTCGCGGTTGCGCTGGGCCATGATGTAGCGGTGCACCATCCCCGGCCCGTTGGTGAGCCACCAGTCGCGATCTTCCTTGGCGCTGTTGACGTACCAGTCCTTCATCGGCACGTCGGACTTGAGCGTTTCCTCAGCCGTGGCGTCAGCGAAGTGCTTCGCGAACTTGTCCGCGTACGTGGTGGCGCGCGCCTCCCATTTCTCGTCATCGCCACCCACGCATCGCGGGTCCATCTCGAAAGCGTCCTGCTCGAACTCGCGGACGCAGGCGTGGTAGGCGATGCCGCCGATGCTGGCCCACATGGGACGCCGAGGTCTGCGCAACCTGTACTTGAGACCGTACTGCAACCCGCAGTTGTCATACGCGGACAGCTGCGACGGTGAGCGCGTCTGGCGGTAGCGCGGCTCATCGCCGCTCAGGCTTTTGGGCCGTCGTCCTCCGGCTCATCCTCACTGTCGTCGTGCGGCGCCGGAACACCGATCGGCCAGAGGATCATGAACGGCGGGAACGGCAGCTCTTCGACGGCTACGGTCAGCTCTCCGTCGGGAAGCGAGTCGACCACGGCCTGAGCGTTGGCCACGACGTCCGATGGAAGCTCGCTCACGGCCAGGTGCGACAGGTCGACAGAGGTGGGGCCGGCCTGAGCCCGCTCGACCTCGGCGGCCGGCCAGGGCAGCGCGTCCGCCAGCTTGTCGAGCAGGTCGGCCACCCCGTTCAGCGCGGACTTGGGCAGCTCGGCCAGCTCCGGCCGCTTGTTGGCGGTACGGCGCCCGGCGTCCGCGCGCATGGCGTCGGCCAGTGCGCGAAACGATGTCGCGGTGTTGCTGGAGTCGAGTAGCGATATCAGGTCAGTTGTCATGTGCCAATCCTACCGCAGGTGCAGTGCCTTTGTCAAATGAAGATCGGAACGATGAGCAGGGCCAGCCCCATCAGGCACAAGGCCATGATGGCCGTGAGGGCGAGGTACTGGAGCATCTCCGAGAGGTTCGGGTCGCGGGTACGGGTCGGCTTGAGCATGGCGTCCAACTCGTCCAGTTCGCCGCCCCCTTCAGGCGACATGGCGGGCAACCACGGTGCCGGGCCACGAGGTCGACAGGTGGCGTCCCAGTGCGGCATGTCGCTCGGCGTAGAGCCGGCCGAGGATGGCGGAGGCGGGCTTGCCGTAGGAGTGGTGACCGATGCGCCGGTAGCGTCCGACGATCGCGAGCAGGACGAGCAAGAGGGCGAGCGTGGGGTGATTCCAGAACATGTGCGTAGCCTCTCTACTGGTGCGTGTGCGTGTGCGTGTGCGGTACGGACATGAGCGCGTAGGGGGCGCCCGCCTGGCCAGTATGCAGGCCGGTGTGCCAGCGCTTCCACTCGTCGTCGGAGCGGTGCCAGCGGTCGATCTGTGCCATCGGCACGTCGTGCATCTCCCGTGCGTGCACGTCAGCCTCAGCGCGACAGGTGATGAGGTCGGGTATGGCCACCGCTCCCAGCTCGCGGTGCAGGAGCGCGACGACTTCGCGTTCGTCGAGTACGACGACCGGAACGGTGTCGTCCGGGGCGGGGGTCAACGTCACGACCGCGTACGGGGGCAGCCACTGTCGCAGCCTGAATACCCCGCGGGGGTAGGACGGAAGTACGGTCCAGCGGTCGTCGGCCGGGTCCAGCACCACCGACCAGGGGGTCACGTCCCGCCAGGCCGTAAGCTGCACTGTCGCCATGATCGAGTCTCCAGCACAGGAGAGGGGAAGGGGATAGTTGCTCGCGCACATACCGGACGTGCAGTGCGTGCGCGAGCAGCGCGGGGCGGAGGGGCAGGTAGTTCGGCACTGGGGTATGTTAGTCGCTGGTCGTCGTGGACACGGTGACGGTCAGGTCGATGCGGTCGCAGATGAAGCCGTGCGCCCGGAAGGTCATCAGGACCGACTCGGCGACGGACGAACGGACGCATTCGAACGTGAAGCGCGCCACGGGGCGGTCGTCGCCGTGCCACGGGGTGCCGTCTTCTGACCATTCCAGATCCGACGCTCCTGCGGTAGCGTACCGCGAGGTGTGCTGTGGGATCGGTCCGTTGATGTAGGCCTCGATCTGCTGCTCGCGCAACGACGTGAAGACCTCCAGCACCCGATCCGCGACGGAGCCCTGGGGCGGCTCTTCGGTCATGCCGGCATTGCGGGCGATGAGTCCGGCCCGGTACTCCCACTTCTGCTTGCTGCTCATGATCGTATTCTCCTTTGCGGTTGGGGTGCCCCGGCGCTCGGGCGGGCTAGGCGAGCTGCGTGACTAGCGAGTGGTCCTGGGTGACCCTGTCGGCCAATTTGCGCCACCCCTGGCAGATCGGACTGCCGGCGCCCGGGGCGTAGATGTATCCACCGGCGCGGCCCTCGAATCCGGCGGCCCTCACGGTGGTCTTGAACTCGCCCAGTCGCTTGCCGTCGCGCGCGTCGGTGGCCAGCGCGATGATGTAGGCCCGGCGGTTGACGGTGGTGATCTCGCTCATCTTCGTCCCTCTCGGTTCGGGTTACCTCGTCTTGTGAAGTAAGTGTAGCACGCGGGGCACCGCATGTGCAATGCCTCGCGCTCTGTTTCTCAGACCCGCTTGATGGGAGCGAAAGTTTCGTACTTCCGGGCGGCTCGCTGAATCCGGCGAAGTGCAGGGGAGGCGATGTACAGCCGCGCCAGCTTCTCCATCGGAGTGCCTTCAGCGGCTTCGAAGTACTCGTTCGCCTGCTTGATATTCTCGATCATTTCGCTCCCTCTCGGTTCGGGCTACCTCTTTCCTTGTAAGTACAGTGTATCAGAAAGGGAAGGGGTTGCGCAACCCCCTCCCTTTCTTTTCTCTCAGAAGTTGCTTTCGACGATCTGAATCGCCAGCTTGAGCCCGGCCCGCTCGCCGGGCTCGCAGCTCGACAGGAAATCCTTCAGGGCGGCCAGAACGTCGGCCGCCGTCTTCGCCCGCTCTTCGTCCCGCTCGGCGTTGATCATGTCGTCCATCTGAGTTTCAGTCATCTCGATCATTTCTGCTCCCTCTCGGTTCGGGTTACCTCTTTCCTTATGAGATAACTATAGCACGCGGGGCACTGCATATGCAATGCCCCGCGTGATTTTCTTTTGCCTACCCCAGCAGGGCGATACTGCGCGACATGATCTGGGCTACGCCGTGAGCGTTCACCTTCGCGTCGCTGAGACTGATGCCGACCTGATCGGCGTAGCCGAAGACCGGCGCGCTTCCGCTGGTTCCCGTGCCCTCTTTCAGCCGGCGGAGCAGGCTGACGAGCTTGTCCTGCTCGGACTCGATGGCGGCGATCGCCGCCACGATCGCTTCCGCCGTCTCTCCCGCCTCAGTCATGAGGGCGATGGCGTCGTTGTAATCCATGTCACCGCTCATGATTCCTCCTGTCCGATCTGGCGCAACCGCGCCTGCCGGTCGCGCACCTCTTGAATCAGCGCGTCCCAGAGTTCGCGCGATCGCCGGAAGTTGGATTCCAGCTCCGAGCAGATGCCGTAAACCTCCGACGCTCCCTCGACCTGCCCGAAGACGCCACGCGCCAGGGCGTAGGCCGTTTCCTCCGGCATCTCATCCCCGCCGGTTCGGGCCAGCTCCCCTTCGGCGATCTCGATCAGGCGACTCAGCCTGTAATCTATCGTCATACCACCACCCTACCGCAAATACAGTGAACATGCAATGCCACTTGCCGCACGTGCTGACCTTGAGGTATCGTGTCGACCATGAGTGAAACTACAGTGAAGCAGCCGCGCAAGCGCGCGGCGCGTACCGCCCCTCCCGTCGAGCCCGCCCCCGCCGCCGCCCCTGTGCGCCGGGGGCGCCGGGCGTTGGGCGACGCGGGGATCGAGGCGGTGTCCGCGCAGACCACCGTCAACTTTCGTCCCAGCGTTCTCAAGCGCATCGACCGCGTCGCGCTCGTGCGCGGCACGCTGCGCAGTGACCTCATCCGCACCCTGGTCGATGAGGCGCTGGTCCGCGCCGAGGCCGCGTGCGAGCCGGCCGAGCTGGCCGCCGCCGAGCGCAAGCTCAACCGCAAGGCGAAGGCCGCCGCCCGGTAACGCCCGGAGATACGATCGACCCCCGCACCGCTGTAGACGGGCGGGGGTCGCGTGCTGCCGGGGTGGACACGACAACTGAATGATGGAGGTACATGGTGGATGATACACAAGATGTAGTGGCCATGCTGCGCGAGTACCACACCCGGGGGTGGGCCCTGGTGCGTTTGCACCATATCGTGGACGGGCACTGCACGTGCCGCCGAGGCGCCCAGTGCGGCAAGAGCGCCGGCAAGCATCCGAACGTCGGGGCCGGGTGGGAGACCCGCCCCGCTCCGAGCTGGCCGGACGTGCAGGCCTGGCTCGATGAAGACCCGGACGCCAACTGGGGGGTGCGTACCGGTGCGGTGTCGGGAATCTTCGTGCTGGACTGGGACCCCGCCAACGCGACCGGGCCGGTCGACCTGAGCGTCCTGCCACCTCCGCACACCCGTACGGGCGGGGGCGGGTACCACTGGTTCTTCCAGATGCCCACGGACTTCGAACCGAACAACTCCAGCGGTCGTCTGCCGGTCGGATTCGACATCCGCGGGACCAGCGGGCAGGTAGTGGTCCCGCCCTCGGTTTCCGGGAAGGGCGGCTACGTCATGCTGCCGGGGATGATGATGGGCGCGTACGCCCCCACCGAGCAGCTCTTGAGCCTGATCCGCCCGGCCCCGAAAGCCGCGCCGGCACCCGCCGCGCCGGCCGTGCCGAACCTGAGCTACGTCGCGGCCGCGGTCGGCGGGATGCTGCGCGAGCTGGCCGAGCTGCCGGAGGGCCGGCGCAACCACGAGGGGTGGCGGCTGGCGCGGCGGATCCGGGAGGTGTGCGCCGGCGGCGGGGTGGACGCCGAGGTGTACCGGGATCACTATCTGGACGCCCTCGCGCGGACCGGGCTGGAGTTCGAGGAAGCGGTTGATCTCTGGGACGTCAAGAGCACAACCAAAGCGGTGGAGCCGGTGGGGCCCGTGCAGCGCGCGGCGTTCCTGCCGGGGGCGCTCCCGCCTCAAGCGGTGCCCCCTTTCCCGGCGTCGGCTACCGAGCCACCACCGGAGTCCGGCGGACTGCGTAGCAAACTGCTGCGCCGCTCGGAGCTGGGACGCCTGCCCCGGCCGGCGCCGTTGATCGAGGGGGTGCTCAACCTCGACTCCGACTCGTGGCTGATCGGCGCGTCCGGGTCGGGAAAGTCGTTCGTGGCCATCGACTGGGCCTGCCACGTGGCCACCGGCAAGCCGTGGAACGACCGGCCGGTCCGCCAGGGTGTGGTGCTCTACGTGGCCGCCGAGGGGGCGGCCGGTATCGCCCAGCGGATCGAGGCGTGGGAGAGCCGGCACGGGCCGGTCGGGGACGAGCTGATGATCCTCCCCCTTCCCGTGCAGGCGGTACGGGTGGCCGGCGGCGGGGTGGCGATGACGCCGGAGTGGCGCGAGCTGATCGAGCTGGCCGCCGAAGACCGACCCGTGCTGGTCGTCCTGGACACGCAGGCCCGGCTGTCGGTCGGGCTGAATGAAAACGACAACGGACAGATGGGGCAGTGGATCGCCGCGGTGTCCGCGCTCCGGGAGGCGTGCGGCGCCTGCGTGCTGGTCGTACACCACACGGGGCGCGGGGGCGGCGACGCCCGGGGCGCCAGCGCCATCGACGCCGCGCAGGACATGGAGTGGAAGATCGAACGCATCGGGCCGAAGGGCGAGATGCGCGCGCGCCTGCGGTGCGAGAAGTCCAAGGATGGCCGCGACGACCTGGAGTGGGGGCTGGCGCTGACGGTGGTGCAGCTGCCGACCGACGCGCACGGGGCACGCTCGTCGCTGACTCTGGTGTTCGACCAGGAAGGACCGGCGCGGCTGCCGGAGATGGAGTACCGGGCCGCCCCCACCGAGATACAGGCTGAGGTACTGCACGTCCTGCGGGAGGTCGGGCTACCTGAAGGGGAGACGCAGTCGGTCATCCTCGGCAAGATCAACGAATTCCGCAAGGCGCACGGCCGGGGACCCATGGGCAAGTCGACGTTGACCTACGCGCTGACCCGCGAGGGGACCATGGGCGGCTTGCTCGAGAAGGGGCTGGTTGTCCGGAATGGTCAGAAGTGGGCGGACAAGGCGAAATTCGACAGATGGTCCGGGTTCGGCGGCGACGGGGGCGGGGATGGATCATGGCTGACCCCCTCTCCTTAAATGCGAAAAAACTACAGAGAGTGAGTTCACAAGCTGTGAACTACTGGCCAGTAGTTCACAAGCTCTGTGAACGCGAAAGTCACTCACGTTCACATGCTGTGAACTAGCCGAAAAACGTCTGACCAGGGGAAACGCGAAAAAGTTCACAGCGGTTCACAAGCTGTGAACCAGCAGGGCGTACGGTTCACAGCCCTCTGGGTTTCTAAGACCCAGAGGCTGTGAACGCCGAGGGTCGATTGACGATAGGTAAGAAGAAAAACTGTGCTACACTTGTGGCATGGCGAAGGTGTTTACGAGCATCAGACTCACCGAAGAGGCTGCGGCGGATCTGCGGCGCTACACCGGTGAGCGCATGGCCGAAGAGCCGAACGGGCGAGTCTCGATGTCGGAAGCGTTGATGGAGGCGCTGACGATCGCCCGCGACTTCGCGAAGGGCAAGATCGTTTGCCCGGAGATGGAGGGGTGGCGTCTGGTGGAGCGCTCCGGGGAGGGCGAGCATGGCCCGGAGCATGATGGCGAGGCGCTATGGGAGCCGTGCGCGGTGGCCGTCTGTGGCGAAGAGTGGCGGAGGGGGGCCAGCGGCTGGTACGCGGTGTCGGGAATCGAGCGGATCCTGTGACCGGGTTGGCGCTGCGGCCGTACCAGGCCGACGCCGTGGATTCCGTCTTCGCTGGCTGGGACCGCGGGGTGCAGCGGCTCGGGGCGGTGGCCCCGACGGGGGCCGGCAAGACGGTGATCTTCTCTTCGGTGATCGAGCGGGCGCACGCCCGGGGATGTCGGCGTACGGTCCTGCTGGCCCATCGCGACGAGCTGCTGGGGCAGGCGATGAACAAGCTGGCTTCCGTGGCGCCCCACCTGCGGGCCGGCATCGTGGCGGCTGGGCGGGACGAGTCGCACGCTCGGGTGGTCTACGCCAGCGTGCAGACGGTGGCCAATCCGAAGCGGCTGGCGCGGCTGAAGAATGTCGGGCTACTGGTGGTCGATGAGGGTCACCACGCGACCGCGCCGAGTTATCGCAGGGTTATGGAGGCGCTGGGCTGCTTCACGACTGGCGGAGCCCTCGCGCTGGGCGTCACCGCCACGATGGAGCGCGCAGACGGCGCCAAGCTCGGCGACGTCTGGCAAGAGCTGGCGTTTGAGATCCCGATCAAGCCGCTGATCGATGATGGGTACCTGGTCAAGCCGAGAGGTATTCACGTTCGGATCGACGATCTCGACCTGGACACCGTGAAGCGCAGCCGCGGGGACTTCGCGGACGGAGACCTGGGTCGGGCGATGACCGACTCGATGGCGCCCGACCGCATCGTCGAAGCCATCCAGAATCACGCTGAGGGGCGTCAGGGCATCCTCTTCGCCCCTACCGTCGACTTCGCCGAGCTGATGGCCCAGCGGCTCAATGAGGCCGGCTTGCCGGCGGCCGTGGTGACGGGCCGGCAGCCGATGGACGAGCGCCGGGCGACCCTCGAGGCCTTCCGCGCCGGAAAGGTCCAGTGGCTCACCAACTGCATGGTTCTGACCGAAGGTACCGATTTGCCGATGGCCGAGGTCTGCGTGATCGCTCGGCCGACGAAGAGCCGCGGGCTCTACATCCAGATGGCCGGCCGCGTCCTGAGGCCGTGGCCCGGCAAGCGCGACGCGCTCGTACTCGACGTCGTCGGGGTGTCCAAGCGGATGCGTCTGGCCTCCCTCGCCGCGTTGGACCTGTCCGACGTGGAGGAAATCACCGACACGGTGGATGGGTTGCTGGTCCAGGACGAGCCGGGGCTGGACGATCTGCTTGTCGACGGAGAGTCGACAGATGACTCCATTGTGGAGTATCGCGACGGTCGGCTGGTGTCGGAGTATGTGGATCTGTTCGGCACCTCGCACGCGGCCTGGCTACAGACCGATGGTGGCATCTGGTTTCTGCCGGCGGGACTCGACCTCATCGCCATCATTCCCGACCCGACCGGGGGGTGGATGGTCATTCGCGCTTCGCCAACCCCGGGCACGTCCTGGGGTATTGAGCGTGGGGTGCAGGACATGTCGTATGCGATGAGCTACGGGGAGGCCAACGTCACCGGTCACGAGCAGATGCTGACGGTTCGCGACGCGCGGTGGCGCAAACAGAAGCCTAGCGCGAAGCTGAAGGCGACGGCACGGGAGCATGGCGTCGTGGTCACGGCGGACATGCGGTGCGGCGACGTCAACGACGCGATCCTGATCCGCAAGGCCAGCGCGCGGCTGGACGCGCGCATCTCGTACGCACGCTGATTGTGCAATGTATGTGCAGTGCAGTGTGATAGGGTGGAGTCATGAGTAGGTTCGATGAGATGGTCGGCTACTGGACGGATCCCGGAGAGGTGGGCGATGCGGAGCGCGAGAATCGGGCGTGGCGACGGCAGATGCGCAAGCAGCGTCGCGAGGATTTCTGGTTCTCTGGCTGGGGTTTTCTGACTGGCTTTGTTCTCATCGTGGCGCTTGTCGTCGGATTGACGATGACGGGGGTGTACTTCAGCAACCGGTCGGCGGAGCGCGCGTGCGTTCGCCTCGGCGAGACGACGGGCAACGAGACCAAGTGGGTGGGGCCGGCGCTGGACGGCTCCTGCTACGTCAGGGTGGACGAGCGCTGGATACCGGTTGGCGCGTGGAAGGTGGAGTCGTAGTGCTACTGGTTGAGTTCTGGGTGCCGGGCAAGCCGCGTCCCAAAGGGTCGTACAGACCTATGGTGCGGTGCGTGCGCCACAACGACGCTGAGTGTGGGGTGTGCTCGCTGAAAGATGGTGTGCGTACCTACCTGTCCAGCGAGGAGACGTTGACCGACTGGCAGCGCCAGGTGGCCGAGGTTGCCAACGCGCGGTACCGCCAGTCGGATCGGGTGCGGCCGCCGTACGCCGGGGCCGGAGTGAGCGTGACGGCACATTTTCTGTTCGATACCCCGAAGCGGGGCCGCTACGGCATCGACCCGATCTCGCGCGCGTATGGGGATTCCGATAAGCTTTCACGCACGTTGCTCGACGCACTCACTGTAGCTAGAGTGTACGCTGATGACGCTCAGGTGGTGGAGCTGAACGCGCGTAAGCGCTGGGCGGACGACGATCGCGGCGAGACTGCCGGCCTACTGTGCAGAGTGGAGAGTGTCTGATGAGCGATCTGACGGCGGAAGAATGGAACGCGAAATACCCGGTCGGTACGTTGGTGCGGTTCGACAATACGACGCAGGGTGGAGGCTCGGTGATCGCCGCACGTACGGCGAGTGCGGCGATCGACGCATCGTCCATGTTCACCCAGAGCAAGTGGGTAGTGCACCTGGAGGGGCATGGTGATGACTGCTTCGGTAGTGCGTGCATCTCGGTGGTTGAGCTGCCCGACGGTCCGGCGCCGGGCGCTGGCGCGAAGAGTGATCTGATTCGGTTGGCTGAGGCTATCGAGGCGTTGGTGTCGACGCTGCGCGGGGAACGGGCTGAGTTCTGGCGCCAGGCGGCCGGGACCGACCCCGGGCCGCGCCTGCGCGTGACGGGTAGTTCGTGAAGTCGACGCTGCTCGACGACGCTAGGGCGATCGTCTTCGGCCCGGACGGGGCGCTGCTCTGGGTTTGGTGGCCCATCAGCGCCCCACTGCGCCACCAGGGGCTGCGCGACATCCCCAACCCCACCCCGAGCGTGCGCCGGCTCTACGCGCTCTGGGAGGCCTACGGCGGGGACGACGACGCGTGGTGGCGGGCGAGGGATCAGGTGCACCGCGAGATCGCTGACGCGATGCGCGCTGAACGTGCCGAGAGTGAGCACGTCGAGCCCCTGCCGACCGCCGGCACCGTGCGCGGCCGGGCGGCCAGCGGTTCGGAGGTACCGCGCGAGGCGCTGAAGTTCCTCAACGCCCTGCGAGGGGACGGCTGGGACGTGTTCGCGGTGGTCTATAGCAAGGCGTGGACGCGGCGGCGCCGCAAGGGCGCGGACGGCAAGATGGCCGACCGCGATGAGCTGGCCGAGTTCGTGTCCGTCCGGGCTCGGCGGCAGCGCGGGCAGTTCCTCGAGCGCACCGTGGCGGTGTGGCGGGACGGTCGCACCGATGGTGCGTGGTGGTGGTGGCAGGGTGCGTTGCCAGCGTCGGTCGGGATCGAAAAGGTGTACGAACTGGCGATTAGTGCTAAATCGGACCAAATGGAGGTAAAGACCTGATGTCGACTGATGACACGTCAACCGTGCAGCGGGGGCTGCTGCGCGAGCACGGGCCGGAGTGGAAGACACTGCGGGGCGGCTTGCAGGTGCGCCACGCGGGCGCCAGTCCGGACGGGTTGCACCTGGAATGGCGCGACTGGTCGTGCCCGGTCGTTGGCCACACGGGCGGCACCGCCCGGCGTGCGCCGCGGTACAAGACCGTGGAGTGGGACGACGGAAAGGCCTACTGCCTGTTTCCTGGCTGCCTTCGCAATTCGTTCGACCCGGTACCGCGCGGCGAATGCTGTTGCGACACCTACGAACCGTGCTACGGGGAATGCTGCGGACCGGGCGAATGCTCCTGCTCGAGCAGGGACGAAGAGGGCGAGGCTTTCTGGCGGGCGCACGTTGCGACGTGCCCGGACTGCCGGGCGTTGGTCGCCCGGACTGGCGAGGATATGCGCGTGGAGCCGGTGATGGTCGCGCCCAGCTTCGACCTGCCGGCGGCGATGGAGAAGCTCGATGTCCTGACGGTTGCGCCGGCCGGAGTCGTGCGCAAAGAGCTGCTGGCCGCGTACCGGGCCGGCCTGAGTGCGGGGCAGTTGGCCTACATGAAGGTGATCAACGGATCGCGGCGGCGGATGTCCGAGCTGATGGTGGAAGCCGCGGCCGAGGTGCAGGGGCTCGGCCGCGCGGGGTGAGATGATCGCGGGGTGAGCGAGAAAGAAGAGCGCGCCGGGCGCGTCAGGTTCGTCCTGTCGCGCCCGTACACGCGCGTGCAGCTACAGCGTGAGTTGGCGCTGGGGCAGAAGACGCAATCCGAGCTGGCCGCCGAGTACGGGGTGACGCAGTCGGCTATCAGTCAGTTCCAGCAGCGCTGGCGCGTGCAGATCCAGCGCTACCGCGAGGACATGACGGATGAGTTTGCCGGACTCTGGGCGGCCAAGAAGACCGCCCGGGTGGCCGCGTACCAGGATGCCGTCGAGTTGCTGGACGATCAGATCGAGGCGCTCGAAACTGGGCGCATGGTCGACGCCGACTCGCTGCGCAGCTTGCTCGATGGCGAGCACCCTGACGGACCGATCATGCTGACGGCTGACACCAGCGACGTTCTCGCGCGGCTACTGAAGGCCAGGGACCGGGCCCTGCGCTCGATCGCCGAAGAGCTGGGGCAGCTGCCGTCCCGCGTGCAGGTCACCGTGGCCGGGGAGAAAGCGACGCTTCGGCTCGAGGGCGTGGACGTCGACAAGTTGTAATTACAGTGAAGGTGCGGTAGGATTACGCTATGAGTAGCGACTGGGTAAAGAAGAGAGACCACGGGGACGGTGACCCGGACGCGCCGATGTACCGCGAGCTGCTCGGCCTAGTCGAGCAGATGCGCCCGCCACGGCCGATTCCGGCGCGGCTCTTCGTGGGGCGCCTGGCCCACGAAGCGTTTCGCATGGTGTCCACCCCGGCGCAGGGGCGCGAATGGGACTCGTGGTGGGTGTTCGGGGTACAGGTGGTGCTGCGCGACGACTTCGATTGGCGCCAGTGGCAACTGTGGAGCAGCGAGGGTGAGCTGCTGCGAGAAGGGACGGTGGAGTGATGGAGACGCCGTTGGTGCCATGGTCGGAGATCCGCGTACCGCGCGAGCAGTGGGTCAGCGTGGCCAGTGGCGACGGCTGGACGCTGTGGCGCGGTCCGGAAGACTTCCTGCGCGACGTCACGCTGTATGCCTACTGCGACATGGACGGCATTGCGTCGGAGTGGATTACGGGCGAGTTCATCTTTCGGGCGCTCGTCCCCGAGAAAGCTATCGTCGCTCACCTGCGGCGTCAGGTCGTCGTAGGCTGTCTGGTCGAGAAGGACTTGCCGCGACTGGGACTGCGCGGCGTGTGGCGCTGGCTTAGGGGGGTGCGGTGATGGGGGTAGGCGAGGGGCGCGAGCTGAACATCTACTTCCGCGACATGCTCGTGGTCTGGTCGATCGGCCTGGCCATGGGGGCGGCGATCGTCACGCTGATCATGCTGTACGTCTGGCGTGAGCACTGGTGGCCGGTCGCGCCGCGAGCGAAGCGCCGTCGGTGATGAAGCCACACTGGACGATACTGCGCGACAAGTGGACGCACCCGTCAGGCAAGCAGTGGTGCGTCATCTATCGGCCGTGGGGCAGGGAAACTGCTATCGATGCCGAGGTGCGCCGATTCTCGGCGCACGTTGAGGCGTTGGCTTGGGTGATCGTGCAGCAATCGCAATGAACCGCACGCACATCTACCGCCCCCGGGGTAGCGCTAAAGAGCTGATGGAGAACAGGGCCGCTGAGATTCTGCTCAGCGGCCCTGCTGGCACGGGCAAGAGCCGGGCGTGCTTGGAGAAGATTCTCGCCTGCGCTATCAAGTACCCGGGCATGAAGGCGCTGATCCTGCGTAAGACGCTGAAGTCGCTGAGTACGACGGCGCTCGACACGTGGCGCAAGCACGTCGCGGTGGATCACATCGAGACCGGCGAAGTTGTCTACTATGGAGGGTCGAGCGAGGAGCCGGCCCAGTACCGCTTCGCCAACGGGTCGAAGGTCATGGTCGGCGGTATGGACAATCCCACGCGGATCATGTCCAGCGAGTACGACCTGATCTATGTGCAGGAAGCGATCGAGTTCACCGTCACCGACTGGGAGAACGCGAACTCGCGACTCCGTAACGGCATCATGCCGTACCAGCAGCTGATTGCCGACACCAACCCGTCCACCCCCACGCACTGGCTCAAGCTGCGGTGCGACGACGGTGCCTGTCTGATGCTGCACAGCCGCCACGAAGAGAACCCCATCCTCTTCGGCGACGACGGGAAGCTGACGGCGCGCGGCATCGCCTACATGGCCAGGCTGGACGCGCTGACGGGCGTGCGTAAGCAGCGGTTGCGCTTCGGGCGCTGGGTGGCCAGCGAGGGCATCATCTGGGAGCAGTGGGAGCCGCGCCTGCACGTCGTGCCTGCGTTCGAGCCGCCGCACGCGTGGCGGCGGTGGTGGGTGATCGACTTCGGATTCACCAACCCCTTCGTGTTGCAGTGCTGGGCTGAAGATCCCGACGGCCGCCTGATCCTTTATCGTGAGATATATCACACTGCACGTACGGTGGACCAGCACGCCGAGACGATAATGAAAATCGTTCTCAAGAATCCGGTGAAGCGCGGGCCGACCCTGCCGTGGACGGGCGAGTGGCGCGAGCCGCGCCCAAGCGCGGTCATCTGTGATCATGACGCTGAGGGGCGCGTCGTGTGGCGACGGGAGACCGGGCTGGTGACGGTGGCCGCCAAGAAGGACGTGATCGACGGCATTCAGGCGGTGGACCGGCGGATGCGCCCCCGCGGGGATGGCCGGCCCGGGGTCGAGCTGATGGAGGGGGTGGTGGTCGAGACCGACCAGTCTCTACGCGATCGCGGCCGGCCCGTCTCCACGATCGAGGAGATCCCCGGCTACGTCTGGGACATCACGGCCGCCGCTAAAATTGCGGACAAAGCGCCTAAAGAAACGCCACGCAAAGAGGACGACCACGGCTGCGACGCGATGCGGTACATTGTGGCTCACCGTGATCTACGCGGGCAGCCTGGTCTGCGGTTTATGGAGTAGGGGGCGCCGGTGTCCGTGAAGAATCTGCCCAGTGCTCTCGTCCGTCCGGAGCGGGGTTGCCCGACGTGTAGTCAGAAATGGCGCTTCCTGAAGACGATGGTCCCGCCATTCGGCGGAGACGTCGCCTGCCTTCAGGAGCGGGGCGTACGCGCCATGGGCGGCTACCCGATCGGGGTGTGCCTCGCGTGCGACTCCGGGCCGAGCCCGGACGGCGTCACTTTCGCGGGTCCGCCGAAGGCTGTGGTGATCACCTGATGGCCGTCATCGACTTCGCCGCCCCCCGCCGCTCCCGGGCGTCGGTACGTGCCGAGCAGGACCGGGCCGCGCGTCGCGCCCGGCGCCGGCCGGCGGCACTCGCTCTGGCCACGCTCGTCACGTTGCGGACTTTGGTCGGATATGTGACCGGCCAGCACCTGCGGGTCGCCCTGGAAGGGGTCGGCTGCCTGTTCGCTGCCGGCGCCGCGTTCCAGGTGGGGACCTGGGCCGGCCTGCTGGCGCTGGCCGCGTCGTGCTGGATCATCAGCTGGCGGACCACCTGATGGCCGGCCGGTCGCTGCTGGGCGATGTCGGCCAGGCGGTCGCTCGCCTGCGCCGCGCGCCGATCACCGACAAGGCGCCCGTGGCCTACGTCGGCCGCTCCGGGGCCGGCGCCCCGGCCGGGCGGGTCACCGCCGGCAGCACCGCGGGGCTGGAAGCGTACGGGGCGATCGGCACGTTGTTCGGTGTCGTCTCCAAGCTGGCCGCGTCCGTCTCTCAGGTCGACTGGACGTTGCACCGCAAGGCGGCGTCCGGGCGCGAAGAGGATGAGACCGAAGTCGCTCGCCATCCCGCCCTTGACCTGTTCCACCGGCCGAACGAGTTCATGACCGGGCAGGAACTGCGCGAGACGGTGCAGCAGCACGTGGAGCTGACCGGCATGGGCTACCTCGTGGTCGCGCGTGCCCGGTCGTTGCCGATCGAGCTGTGGCCGGTCCGGCCCGACCGGATCGCGCCGGTCAAGAGCGCGACCGACTTCATCTCCGGCTACGTGTATCGCGACCCGGACGGCAAGCCGGTACCGCTGGCGCGCGAAGACGTGATCTGCATCCGCTGGCCGAGCCCCCTGGACATGTTCGGCGGCATGTCGCCAGTCGCCGCGCTGACGCTCGATCTCGAGGGCATGCGGTACGCGCAGGAGTGGAACGCGAACTTCTTTCGTAACTCCGCTGAGCCCGGCGGCGTGATCGAATTCGATCGTTCGCTCGATGACGATGAGTTCGAACGGGTCACCACGCGCTGGCGTGAGCAGCACCGCGGCGTAGCCAATTCGCACCGCGTGGCCATCATCGAAGAGGGCAAATGGGTTGACCGCAAGTACACTATGCGCGACATGGAATTTACGTCGCTGCGAGGGGTGTCGGACGGCGCCATTCGTGAGGCGTGGGGCTTCCCGAAGCCGCTGACCGGCGCCGTGGACGACGTCAACCGGGCGACCGCTGAAGCCATGGATGTGATCTACGCCCGGCACTCGGTGATCCCGCGGCTGAAGCGCTGGCAGGGCGCGATGAACAACGACCTGCTCAAGCTCTTCGGAGCGCAGGACGCCTACTGCTGGAGATACGACCCGGACCTTGTGCCGGCGGACCGTACCGCGGACAACGCCGACATGAAGACGGCGGTAGACGCGCTGGTCGCCCTGGTGGGGGCAGGCTTCGAAGCGGAAGCCGCGTGCGAGTATCTGGGCCTGCCGGTCGAACTGGCCGCGTCGTACGCGAAGCCGGCCCCGCCTCCGGTGCAGGCGACCGCGACCATCGACGCGCCGGCTCGCGAGGCGATCGAGGCGCGGGCCTCGCGCCCGCCGTACGTTCCCGTCGTCAACGCCGAGACGCCAGCCGACGACATCGACCTGTCCGAGGTGCAGGACGACTGGGACGAAATCCTCGGCCAGCTGCTCGCGGACTGGACATCGGTCACCGCCGACCAGCGCGACGCCGCGGTGGAAGCCGTGGAGGCCGCGCTGGTCGCGGGCGACGTGACCGCGCTGGCCGATATCGATCTGCCGTGGGAGCTGGGCGCGTCCCTGCTCGCCGCCGCCATGGCGGCTATCGCCCTGCGCGCGGCGCGTCAGGTCACCACCGAGGCCGGCCGCCAGGGCGTGCCGCCGGAGGACATTCCGGCCCGGGTGCCGCCGACCAGCACGTGGAAGAAACCGGCCAAGGCCTTGGCCAAGCTGTTGGCCCGCTGGATGGGTACCAGCGCGGGGGCGGAAGCGCTACGGGTCAACGGCGCCGGCCAGACGCCCGCCGAGGTCGGGGATCGGGTCCGGGCGCACCTGAACGAGCTGACCGACGCCTACCCCCGTCAGGTGCTGGGCGGGGCGCTCACCGGCGCGCAGAACGCGGGCAGGCTGGAGACGATGCGCCATGGGCCGGTCGGGGCGCTCTACGCGAGCGAGCAGCTCGACACGAACACCTGCAAGAACTGTCGGGCCGTGCATGGCCGATGGCTTGGTAACACTGATGATCTGTCGCGTCTGGACCAGACGTATCCGCAGGGTGCGTATGGCGGATACGTGGATTGCCTCGGCGGTTCTCGCTGTCGGGGAACGATTGTTGGCGTGTGGCGTCCGAAAACGACCAGCGGAGCGGGATCATGAGCGAGCAGGATGAGCACCGCGAGCGTCTACGCCGACTCGGCACGGTGGCGCGCGAGGTGTGGGAGGAAACGCAGGACTGGGAGGCGGTGGCAAATTCCATGTGGCATCACGCCCATAACGAACTGGTGCCTTCGTTGCCCTCGGTGAATCTCTCCAGCGGGAGCGGATCGTGAGTATCGATAGACTGACCGCCGACAAGCTACACGCTGACGCGATCTTGTGGGCTGCCGACCAGATGGGGGCGACGGTTCGCGATCCGAAGCACGAGATGTGGGACCAGCCGCCCCTTGCGCCGGCCATGGAGGAACCCCTGCTGATCCGCGAGTCAGCCGCGTGGTGCGCGGAGGTTGACCGGCGCCGCGCGGCGTACGCCAAGCTGGCGCGACTGCGTGGGCATGTACACGTGTTCAACCGCGCCGGCAACTTCGTACCGCGCCCGTCGCTGCGCAACGGGCGCACCGATTGGTACCGGATCGACAAGGTCCGCAACCTGGGGCCGGCCGGCGGTCGCGCGGTGGATGTCTTCATCTACGACGAGATCGGCTACTACGGCATCACCGCCAGCGCGTTCGCCAGCGAGCTGTCGGGACTCGATGTGGACACCATCAACCTGCGGATCAATTCGCCGGGCGGCGAAGTTTTCGACGGCATCGCCATCTACAACGTCCTGAAGAGCCACCGTGCCGCTGTGAACGTCACGGTGGACGGGTTGGCCGCGTCGATCGCCAGTGTCATCGCCATGGCCGGCGACAGCGTGGAGATGGGCCGCGGTTCGCGCATGATGATCCACGACGCGCAGGGGCTGGCGCTCGGCGACGCGGCGACGATGCGCGAGCTGGCCGACCTGCTCGACCAGGAGAGCGACAACATCGCCCGCTTCTACGCGGCGCGGGCCGGCGGCAAGGCCGACCAGTGGCGCGAGCGCATGCGGGCGACCACCTGGTACACCGCCGAAGAGGCGGTGGAGGCGGGGCTGGCCGACCGCATCGTGGCGGAGGTGCCGGCGGCGGCTGGCGTGCCGACCAACACGTGGGACCTGCGCATGTTCGGCGAGCCGACCCCGGCCACCCCCGCGCGCCCCGCGCCCACCCCGGCGCCCGTCAATCGCGACCCCGAGCCCGTCGAGCCGACCCCCGCCGCCGATGACGAATGGGACGAGTTCGCCACGGCGTGGAACGCGCAGGGCGGAGCCGAACAGTTCCGCACCCTGGTCGATCACGCGGCCAGCAATCTCCCGGAGGTGGTGACACCGGCCCAGCCGGACGCCGCTCCGGTGTTCGACGAGGATGATCTCTTCGTCCTCGATTTCGCGAAACTCAGTACTGCCCTGGAAGGGGGATTCAAGTGAGCAATACCCGCACCCTCTCACGGGGGCAGCGTGCCAAGCTGGCCGCACTCGGCGCGTCCGCTACGGACCTGGGGAAGCTGTTCAACCGCGCGGCGCCGGGCTCCGTGCGCGACTCGGCGGACGACGTCACCATCCCGGAGACCGCCGAAGAGCTTCAGGACTTCCTGCGCGACGGCAAGAAGATGGCGGCGGTCGCCAAGGCCGGCAAGTTCGAAGACGTCATCAACAAGTACGCCGGTATCGTTCTGGCCAAGAATCAGGACGTCGCGAAGCAGGTCAACGAGCAGGTACAGACGTTCCTGACCAACTGGCTCAAGGAGCACGAGCCGGAGCAGATCCGCCGGCTCAACCTGGACCACACGCAGGCGCCCTCGCGCACCATGGCCATGAAGTCCGCCCAGTACAATCCGAAGGCGCTGGGCACCAAGGTCGACGGCATTTTCGAATCGCCCGCCGACTTCTTCGCCACCATCTGGCACCGCCGCGACCGCGACGCGCAGACCAACCTGTTGCGGGAGAAGCTGCGCAACGCCTTCAGCTCGGGCGTGCCGAGCGAGGGCGGCTTCCTGATCCCGGAGACGCTGCGCAGCGAACTGTTGCAGGTGGCGCTCGAGACTGCGATCGTTCGGCCGCGGGCCCGGGTCATTCCGATGGAGACGCTCCGCGTGCCGTTCCCGGCGCTGGACGCGAACAGCAACGTTTCGTCGGTGTTCGGTGGCGTGGTCGCGTACTGGACAGAAGAGGGGGCGGCACTCACCACGTCGTCGCCGAGCTTCTCCCGCGTCGTATTGGAGGCCAAGAAGCTCACGGCCTACACCGAGGTTCCCAACGAGTTGATCGCGGACTCGATCGGGTCGTTCGAGGCCTTCATCCAGTCGATCTTCCCTGAGGCGCTGGCCTGGTACGAGGACGACGCGTTCATGACCGGCTCCGGGGTCGGCATGCCGCTGGGCGTGCTGGACACCAACAACACGGCGACTGTGGCCGTGTCGAAGGAAGCCGGCCAGGCCGCGGACACCATCGTGTGGGAGAACATCATCAAAATGTTTGCCCGCATGCTGCCGGGCTCGCTCAACCGCGCGGTGTGGATTGTCAGCCCGGACACCTTCCCCGAGCTGGCCACCA